CACGCCCACCGATAGGATCGTCAACTCCGCATTCCTTAAGGACTGCCAAGCAAGCAGCCGAAAAGATAAGAGTCTGAAGCGGAAAACAGAACCCGTTGCCCATGGTGACGAATTTGTGATACCGCGAAACAGTACCACGATACTCGTAACATGGGGATCGGACCTCATCCAGAAAATAATACCAACTGGATGGAAGTAGGTCCTTGACTAACCCTATGCTTATAGAGTCAGATGCAGAAGAGAGATCGATCGTAGCCCAACGAAGAGCTTCTTTCGACCCAACTCGTGCAGCAACTTGGTTTGCAACTTGGTCGCGAAGATCTATTCCGATCTTACACAACCTAGTTCGCATCCAAGTGTCAATACCTTTCTGAACAAAAACGTTCAGCAACGGTTCGACGGCTATAGACCGATCGGTCTTAGCAGTCTTTGGCACAAACGCGAGTTTATTATTGCGGACATATCTGGACTTTTCCTTGAGACGTGTGGTAAATACGTCAAAAGAGTCTATCAGAGATCCCCCCACTGCAAATCGCAGATGGAGGTTTCTCCAAATAGCAAGGACAGCATATGTCAGAGCCGACGGGGTGCAAGAGTAAAACGAAGCATCGAGCTTACGCCCGATATTCGTCTTGTCACCATGAACGCCGATAGAGGCTCCCGTAGTGAAGTCGCAATGTTCAAGTATTTCAACATGTTTCGGGGCTTCCCCTAAAACACGCTGAATCGTGCGTCTCATGTCTTCAAGAATGAAGGCATATGACTGAGCTCGATCAGGGCTCTTGACACGGTACCCATGCTTCTTCCGTAAAAGGAAGGCGCGATTCATCAAAGAACATTTACGTTCAAACCGAGAAAAGGTCTGAAACGCAGTGAGCTCTGGCGATAAGCCAGACTCTTCTTTGGTGAATGGGAACTTCTTGAACAGAGCAAACAACTGAGCACACTCCAGGTAATCATCTGGATCCTCCCAATGCTCTGACGGGGAGGGCTCAGTCATGCTCAATATACCCTTGATATCTCTAGACTGTATAAGTTTAGAGAAGCTCGGGTAACGCTTTGAGCATGTCGCAGACGCGCACAGGTAGGCATGAGCCAGGGTCCATAGAGGATCCAGATCCATGCAGGCTAGACGGGTATTTACTCGTTTCGCTCCCTTGGGGTGCATTACACAACTCCTTGGCTACAAGAGGACAAATGATCATAACAAGGATTGTCATGATCAGTCTACGGCTCCGCAGACATCTAAGACAGATTCTCATAGGAACTCCTGTAATAAATTACAGGCCTGTGATCTTCTGATCGAAGATAACAACGTTGCCGTACGAGGCGATCAGGAAATCTCCCATATCGTCTCGCAGTGCATCGACATCAGCTTCAGCAGTTCCAACTGGAAAGCTGGAGGTGAACTCGATGATCGCGTCGGCGTATTTGCCGGTAGCATACTCGACAGTTCGAGTGAACTTACCCCTCGACTTCGCCATACCCGGGAAAGTGTCCGTGGGCTTAGCAGCGGTGCGAGAAAGAAGCAAAGCATCTTTCACGCTAGCCGTGGCATTAGGACCACGATACACTTCCGTGTTGGCATTGGGCGAAGAATCGCGGACATAGTCCTTCGTGTTGACGGTAATCGTCATTCTAACCTCACAATAAAAGGTGGAAGAAAAGAAACATTCCGACCGCAAGCAATATCACCAAGAAATTTGGTGAGAGATATTGAAGAAGTTTCACTTTGTCAAAGTTTGACGGAGAAGTGAAACCGCATCAACTAGTCTATCAAGACCAGAGATACCTGAAAAGGCACCTTTGGACCAAGATATACCAGCTTGGGGGCCGGGAATGCGCTCAATGCGCTGCCTGGTGTAATGAATGACTCCGGACGGTGTGCTGACGGACTCATAATCCGATCCGCCATACGTCCATACCGCAGAATGATAACAATCAACGGTAATAGTCTCTCTTACAGTAGCCCAGGAAGCAAGGTGGTTTACACCTTTCTTCGGCGTAATGGCCTGCACGTAGTCACCTACGTTCAGTACCCAATCCACCACAAAGCTATAGGGAAGTAATTCCCAGATAGCAGATGGGATGTCTGAGATACGAAGGCCAAAAGCACTGTTGAACGTTTGCTCCCACTGATAAAGGCAACCGCCCGAGACGACAACACTGTGATTTTTAACACAGTGCTTCGAGACGTCGTAATTGCCAGGATCAGTAGCGTCGACTGTCTCAGATGAAAAATCACTGAAACCAGAAGACCTGGAAGTAAAACGTTCCTGTACCTCTTTGAAGGGAGCAGCCATTAAGTCGTGTGCAAGGCGTATATTGGGAAGAATACCGTAACGGTACGCTAACCAGTTATCCGCAATGTATTGACTAAACTTATGGTCTTTCTTCTGCATATACTTGACCGCACGTTTTAAAGTGCGCACCTTTTTGAGAAAATTATTACAGTTCTCGAAAGGTTTAGCTACCATAGAGAAGGTTTTCTTCGCTTCAAGTAGCTCGACAATAGCTTCTACAGAAGGCTCCGCAACACCGGCAAGGGCAGCAGTAATGGCCGCAGTAATGAGACCAGTAGAGCTGACCAAAGGACTAGTTTTGTCCCAGCCGTTGGGAAAAGCAGTGGCGTATGGAGAACCATACTCATACTTTTTTGTGCCAGATCCAGAGCAAGAACCAACGTGTCGATAATGGTAGTCTGCTATAGCAAAATCCTGAGTTTCATATAATGAAACCATAGGATTGTTATAGATTCCACCCTCACGGACACGAGCGGCAAATCTGGGGACTACCCAGTCTGTCATAGTTTTGACAGAGCCTCTCCTTTTATGGAGAGTATCGCCGCTTTGAACAACTTCTGAGCCGTCACAATAACCATGAATAATGGTTGCTGAATCGTCCCAGGAGCCTTGAGTTCTTGTCCTCTGATAGATTTGATCTGACATAAAAGACCCAAAAGAGAGCCGAAGTACAACTATGGAGTATATCATTGCGACATACGACATAGAATGTTATGTTACACGGTTGTTCTAAGACTTCGAACCTTTCCGCGTCCTCAAAGGACCTGGTAGTCTTTCGACATTTATGACCAGTCTAGAAGAAGGTCAGAACAAGGGAAACTCGCAAACCGGCTCCACCCCAGTATATGGGAACGTGAAGCCAGAAAGCAGGTAACCCTCCCAGAGTAACATAGGGTATAACCCAGACAGGGTCCCA